GGGTTCTGGCCGAAGACGGCGAAAGCCGACCGGTGGAGGTTAGATGCCGCAAATCCCCAACTGAAAGACAGACCAACATGAGAAGAACAAACCTCAATTCCAACGCTACCCTTGAACCATCCGCCATCGTGGAAGCGATGCGCGATGCAGCGACCCGACTACCCAAGCTGTTCGATGGTGTGCGCGAGCACGTCCAAAGACTCGGCAAACTCCAGGCGCGGCTGGGCAAGCTCGATGGCGAGTTAGCCGCGACCAGTGCCGAGCTCCAAATCGGAGCCCACCAGGGTGACCTGGAAGCAGTCTCCAAGCACAACCGCAAGATCGCGGAGCTACTGGGCCAGCGCGCGTCCCTCGCGAGCCAGATCGCGGATGCTGTGGAGGTCCCGACCACCATTACCCAGCCGATTGGCGACAGCCTGAATGCGGCGATCGCGGCCAGCCCGGGCATCCTCACGATGACGAAGCACTGGATCGACATCCCCGCGAAGGTGCGCGAGGCCATCATCGTCGATTGCCCCGGCGTTGCTTGGGCCGGCTGAACCATCAACCCGACTCTCCGGTCAGGTGCTCAGGCTTGGCCGGCTGTTGGGGATGGCCCGGTCGGCAAGAGCGGCCGGCCGGGCCGCATCAGAATTAGATCATCATGAAACCACCAAGACCGTGGGAGCAGCAACCGCACGAAAGCGCGAAGGCGTTCGCTGCCTTCAAGCAGTACTGCGAACAGGGGCCATCAAGATCGATCCGGTTGCTCGGTGCCGAACAAGGACGTGGGGCACCTACTGTTTTGCATCGATGGTCCGCCGCGCATGACTGGCAGGAACGGGGCCGTGCCTTCGATGCGCACTTGAACGAACTTGCGACCAAGGCCGAGGAGAAGGCCATCGAGGCCGGGGCTGGCAGGTGGCTGGAGTGCGTTCAACAACTTCGCAAACAGGAGTGGGATGTGGCCCAACGTCTCATCACCAAAGCCCAGTCGATCCTGGACCAGTTGGAAGACCAACCCGGCACCATCGGTGAAGCTGCACGGTTGATGGACTTGGCCAGCAAGCTGGGTCGGTTGGCGTGCGGTGTCGCGACCGAGCCCGAGCAGTCCGGGGCGGGTGGAGGTCAGCAGCAAGCTGTTGTGATCCAGATTCCATCAAACGGACGCGACGATGAATGAGCAGGTGATTGCCCCACAGCCAGGGCCGCAGACCGCGTTTTTGCGGTCGCGAGCCGATATTGCCCTACTGGGCGGAGCGTCAGGTGGAGGGAAGTCCTGGTCTGCTTTAGCCGAACCTCTGCGCCATTGTGGTAACCCAAGATTCGGGGCCGTGATCTTCAGACGGACCACTCCGGAGATCAAAGCCCAGGGTGGATTGTGGGACGAGAGCGAGACCATTTACCCACTCGTTGGTGCCAAGGGATCACGGTATGCGCTGCGGTGGGATTTTCCGTCCGGTGCAACGGTTCAATTCTCGCACATGGAGAACGACGACGATAGGTTTGCGTGGCAGGGGTCTCAGATTCCGCTGATCGTCTTCGACGAAGTCTGTAGCTTCACCGAATCGCAGTTCTGGTACATGCTGAGCCGGAACCGATCGACGTGCGGCGTCAAGCCTTACATCCGAGCGACGTGCAACCCGGATCCTGATTCGTTTGTAGCGGAGCTGGTCGAGTGGTGGATCAACCAGGACACCGGCCTGCCGATCCAGGAGCGGGCCGGGGTGATTCGGTATTTCGTCCGCGAGAATGACGAACTTGATTGGGCCGACTCACCTGAAGAGTTGATCGACCGACACGGACCCGAGGCATTGCCCAAGAGCTTCACGTTCATCCCGGCACGGGTCACCGACAACCCGGCGTTGCTCTCGAAAGATCCCGGGTACTTGGCCAACCTGCGTGCGCTCGATGCTGTTACCCGAGCTCGACTGCTGGAGGGCAACTGGCACGCCCGAGCCGACGCCGGCAAAGTTTTCAACCGGTCATGGTTCACGATCATCAACAGCGCAGAAGTCCCAGCCGAGGGCCTGACGGTCAGGTACTGGGACCGGGCCGGCACGATCGCGACCGGTAAGAATCGTGATCCGGATTGGACCGTGGGCTTGAAGATGATGAAGACCAAGAGCCGCGAGTATATCATCATGGACATCGTGCGCGATCGCCGAACTCCTGCTGGGGTCGAGGCCCTGATCCAGCAAACGATGATCGCCGATGGCAAGCGGGTCACGCAATGGCTCGAAGAAGACCCTGGCCAGGCCGGAAAGGCGGACGTGAGCCACTTGACCCGGCAACTCGGGGGTGATGGTTACACGATTCGGACCCGCAGGCCGATGGGTTCGAAGTTGGAACGTGCAAACCCGCTCAGTGCGATGGCCGAACAGGGGCACGTCAAGATCGTGAAGGCCGGGTGGAACGAAATCTTGTTGCGAGAGTTACATGGTTTTCCTGACGGGGCTCATGATGACCAGGTTGATGCAGCATCCGGTGCGTTCGGGGTGTTGAGCACCATGCGCCGGATCATCCTTTGCTGAGTCAAGGAACCGACACTCCACAAACTCCAGTTTGACACCACGTCCAGGAAATCCAGCAATTCGGCGCCTTGACTTCCGGCGCCTGATCACCCATAATTCGCCCAACAACGAAACGAAAACGAAACGGTCGATCCACAACGGGTCGGCCGTTTTTTCGTTTAACAACCGAAAGGAAACACATGCAGAACCAGATCGACACCCTATTGACCGACGGCACCAACCCGATGGCGCTGGTGTGCTCCTACGCGAAAGCTGTCCAGGCCCTGAAGAGCAGGGGTGACTGGCCGCACCCTCGCACTAGCCTGACCCTTGATGAGATCCTGAGCGACTTCCACGTAAACGCGATGGCCCAGCGGTCCGGCCCGATCGGATCGAAGCCGTTCAGGCAACGGCTCCGCCGCTACGTGACTCCGGTCACCGGCTAGGCCCCGAGCCTGACCGACACGGCCGCTACCTGACCGGGTAACGGCTGGCGAAACGACGGAAACGAAACGAAACGATCCGTTCCCTTCAGTTTCCCCCTCAACAGTCCTGATCAGGACCGTCCAGACCAGGACAATCGCCCCAGGATCGATTCTAAGGCGTTTTCCGGACTGGCCCTGGTGGATCGTATCCCCCCAGGAACACGAACGCGCTACGCGGGAAAGACTTCTCATCCTTCTTCTCGTCCGGGTCGGGGTCCAAGCGTAGAAGAGTAAGGGTTAACTAGAAACCCACACGGCGGGGTCCTGTTCCAGGATCCCGCCTTTCTTTTAATTCCTTCTTGAGCTCCGTTTCCTATCCAGCTCCTCGAACTCCTTCTTGAGCTCCTTCTCGAGCTCCCGCCTTTCTTTGGCTCCAGTTGGTCCGGGCGCCATTTCCTCATCAACTCCTCGAGCCCCTTCT